AGTTGAAGGATACATTTCAAACGATTGTAGATAGCGGTGAACTTCCTAACCTAATGTTTACTGGAACTGCTGGTCTTGGTAAGACTACAGTTGCACGTGCTTTGTGTGAACAACTTGGTATCGATTATATTGTTATCAACGGTTCTGAAGAAGGCAATATAGATACACTTCGTACAAAGATTCGTCAATTCGCATCTACAGTTTCCCTTCAAGGTGGTTACAAATGTGTAATCCTTGACGAGGCAGACTATCTAAATCCTCAATCAACTCAACCAGCTCTTCGTGGTTTCATCGAAGAATTTGCCAACAATTGCCGATTCATTCTTACATGTAACTTTAAGAATCGTATCATCGAACCTCTCCACTCTCGTTGTGGTGTCATTGATTTTAAGTTCACAAAGCAACAACTTGCTGGTTTGTGCGGTCAGTTTATGAATCGCTTAAAGCAAATCCTTGACACAGAAGGCGTCACATATTCTGAAGCTGTACTTGCTGAATTGATTATGAAGCATGCTCCAGATTGGAGACGTGTTCTTAATGAAGCACAACGTTATAGCATCACAGGTACTATCGATGAAGGTATCCTTGTTACTCTTAATGACAAGTCTATCCAAGATTTGATGGCTGCACTTAAAGCTAAAAACTTTAAAGGTATGCGTGAATGGGTTGTCAACAATATTGATACTGAACCACATGCAATCTTCCGTAAAGTTTATGATGTATTAAATGAACATCTCCAACCACAATCAATTCCACAAGTGATTCTTACTCTTGCTGATTATCAATATAAGAATGCTTTTGTAGCTGACCACGAATTGAACGTAGTTGCATGTATGACCGAAGTTATGGCATCTGCGGAGTTTAAATGACGTCAGCTAAGATTTATCCAAAGGACGATTTTTGGTGTGTTGATTATATAGATAGTAATTACGAATCTTTGCCCACTGTAGGCATATTCAAAACATTAGAAGAAGCTAGACAATCTGCAATTGTTTGGGCTGAAGGAGAAGTAAAGAATGTGGCGATTGTGGGCAAAAGCTCTTGGTGAAAAGCATGGGAAAGATAATAGAGAAGCTGACAAAATCGCAATCATACGTAGCGCTATTGTGGCTTGTTATATTATTACAAACATTTTTATTGTTGCAGGCGTTATTAGGCACTGGTGATGAATCCATTTGAATTTGTAAATGCAATCTGCGATAGTAAACAAAACCTTATCGTAGATGATGCCTCTGAAAAGGCATATAATCCATTCATGGTGAATAGGTCTTTGTCCTATCATTATGATACTGTTTTGCTAGCCAATGAAATGAACATGCGTCATTTCTTAGATAAGAAGCTTCAAAACGACTTTCTTATAAATACTGTTAGGAAGAAAAAACGCTTTGCCAAATGGGTAAAGCCTACTTCTCCTGATGATTTGGAAGTCGTTAAAGAGTATTATGGCTATAGTAACGAGAAGGCTCGTGCAATTCTACCTTTACTCAATGACGATCAAATGGGACAATTGAGACAAAGGATTTTCAAAGGTGGAAAATAACGAAAAGAGCGTCGAGTGGACACCAGCTTCTATGCTGGAAGTTACACTAAACGAGCCGGACGATTTTCTAAAAGTACGTGAAACATTAACCAGAATAGGTGTTGCTTCTCGTAAAGATAGAAAGTTATATCAATCTTGCCATATTTTGCATAAGCAAGGCAGATATTTCATCGTTCATTTTAAAGAATTATTTGTATTGGATGGCAAACCGTCAACCATTACAGAAAACGATATTCAACGTCGTAATACGATTGCAATCTTGCTGTCGGATTGGGGATTGTTGACTATAAATAGTGCAGAACAAGCCAAAGATCGGGCTCCATTACGACAGATCAAAGTATTGTCGTTTAAAGAGCGTGACGAATGGGAATTGTGTCCGAAGTATAACATCGGAAACACACGTAAAGAATTCTAATCCCCTCGGGGTGGGAACATGGCGGCAGTAACCATGTAAATAACTGTCAACTCATGCCCATTTGGGGTGAGATTTTTATAAACTTAACTCGCTTAATAGGAGCTATTATATGTTACAAGGTATCAACACGTTCATCGACACCGTTCAAGGTGCAAAGTCAACTTTCGTCAAGACATTTGTTCAAGACAAAGAAGTTGCAAAATCTCTTCAATCTTATGTAGACACACAGACAGAGTTTGTAAAAACTGCTGCTAAGTCAACGTTTGACGTTTCAATTAAGCTTGCACAAGATGCAGCTAAGTTTGACGTTAAAAAAGTTTTCGCTACTAAGTAAGGAGAAAATATGAACGCATTAGTAAAACAATTATTCGAAAAACCATTCGAAGTATTAAACGTTTCTTCAAAGGACTTCGACAAGTTCTTCGTAGGTTTCGACAAGCAATTTGACGAAATGGCTAAGCTTACACAAGAGCTTACAAAAAACGTACCCAACTATCCTCCATTCAACATCAAAAAAGTATCTGACAATAAGTATACTATTGAGATCGCTGTTGCAGGTTTCTCACAATCAGACGTAGATGTTACTATCGAAGGCAATAAACTTGTCGTTGCTGGTAAAACTACTGACGACCAAGATAGTGACTTCTTATTCAAAGGCATTGCTAATCGTGCATTCACCCGCACATTTGCATTAGCAGATAAAATTGAAGTTCAATCTGCAGAGATTGTAAACGGTATGTTGAAAATCGCTTTAGACAAGATTGTCGATGCACAACCAGTGCGTAAGATCGAAGTTAAAGGCGAAAAAAAGTCAAAGAAGGAATTCTTGACTGAAGGGGACTAAAATGCAATTTCTGAAAAGCATTAAAAACTTTTTAGTTGCTTGCGTGACTTCTTTGCATGAAGCAAAAGAAATGCAAAGAAAAAGTAGGAGAATTCCATGAACAATTGGATTCCTATGACTGATGATGATTGGGATTGGGTAAACGGTAAAGTACCTCCAACTCCTAAGCAACAACTGAAGTAAAAAATGGGAGGCATATGCCTCCCAACTCTTTTATAGATAATACTATGAAAGACGTAAAACAAAAATTAATCTCGATGGATACTGTCCAATTGGGAGACTGGTATATAAAAGCTAGTCAAATGAAAGGCTATATTCTTTTAACGATGATTAATGTTTATAATGGAAAATTTGTAATGCAGTATGTCGATGATGTACACAAAGCAAATTTAATTGTAGAGTATGTTATTGAAAAAGGTGATTTATGATTAAGTGTATTCAATTAGTAAATGGTCATGATTTAATTGGTGACATTGAAGAACAAGGTCCTAATTATATTATTAAGGATCCAGCAGCAATTCACATGGTACCATCACAAAATGGTAACGGACAATTTGGCATTGGTTTAATTCCATTCATGCCATTCTCAGAAACAAATAAAATTTCAGTAGTTAAAGACAAAGTCGTAATTGAGTTTGAACCTTCTATTGAGATGCGAAATAATTATAGCAAGATGTTCGGTAGCGGGATTGAAATCGCTAACGTTATGCCACGATAAGTTTTAAAAGTTTATGTACTTTTTTAACTCGTTATGGTATAATGGAAGCTATGGAATTCTATACAAACATCTCTCGCTACGGCAATCAAATCCTTTATCGCGGTTATAAAGACGGTAAACGGGTAACAACAAAAACACCTTTCTCCCCAACACTATTCATTCCAGTAGAAAAACCTACTGGATGGATTTCTGTTGATGGCAAGCATGTAGAACCTTACACATGCGAAACGATGCGTGATGCCAAAGAATTCATTGAACGCTACAAAGATGTATCGAACTTTGAAATCTATGGCAACACCAACTACATCGCTCAGTTCGTAACTGAGAAATTCCCAGGCGTAATTAAGTTTGATCCTACGATCATCAACATTACCACAATCGACATCGAGGTACAATCTAACGAAGGTTTCCCAGAACCTGAAGAAGCAAAGTATCCAGTCACAGCAATCTGCTTAAAAAATAATATCGACAACACATACTACGTTTGGGGTCTCGGACCTTATGATGCTAGTAAATCAAT